CAGTCTCGGTAGCAAGCTGGATATGTTTGAGCAACGGTTACAGAACATTCAAGCCCCGCCAGCAGCAGCACCCGTACCGCTAACTAAAGAATCGTTCACAGCTTTAGCAGAGTACCTCGACGGTGATGATGCCTTAATTGAAGCTATGGTTAAAGACTTCAGCAATCTACCGCTAGGTGGCGCAGCAGCGCAAACTCCGGTTGATTATGATGCCGTTAATGCCGCTATCGCAGAAACGGTAACAGAGCGCGTTGATCAAATAGCCAAAGAATTTGAGATTAAACTTTTAACCTTACAGCATCCAGATTGGCGAAAAGTAAGAGCAAGCGAGGAATTTACAGCTTGGGAAAAAACGCTAACCCCTGAAGATAATGAGCTACTAAATAATTCATGGGATGGCCTAAAGTTAATTGAAGCTTTCAACCAGTTCAAAAGTTACCAAGCGAAAAAAGAAGAACTTGCTCAACGGAAACAACAATTACTTGAGGACAACATTCCCATTCAAGGGGGCGGTTCTCGCACATCACAACAAATGACAGACCCTTTCAACGAAGGTTTGAGAAAGGTTCTTAACGGAACATAAAGGATATTTATGGCTATTCAAAATTATGCCGACCAAGCGGCGCGCCTTGGAAAAATGGCTGGTGAAATCATCGGTCATGCAATGCACACCGAAGTTTTGGTGACAGCTTGTAAACAACTGGAAATGCCTAAGAATAAATCAGACACCATGCTGGTTCGTTCATGGGTTCCTTACGGTGGTACTGTTGCAGCTCCTAATACTTGGACTGTAACTGCCGAAGCACACATTACGACTGAAGGTGTTACGCCACCAGCCGACATTATCGTACCACGCGATGTGACTTTCACGCTGGTTCAATACATGGCGTTGTACAGCTTAACCGACAAAGACTTCGACTTGTACGAAGACGATGTTGCTGAAGCAATGAAAGAGCAAACTGGCGAACGCATGGGCTTAGTCCGTGAAATGGCAGTCTATGGCAAGATGAAAGCGTGTACCAATAAATTCTACGGTGGTACTGGCATAACGACTCGCGCCAACGTGAACTCAGCGGTCACAGAAAACTTGATTTCAAACGTCATCCGTTCTCTGAAAGCTAACCATGCCCGTTTCATTACCAAAATCATGTCACCGGCTCAAGCGTATGGCTCGACTTCTGTTGAAGCGGGTTTCATCTGCTATGTCCATACCGATATGGAATATGACTTACGCAGACTTCCCGGCTTCCGTGAAACAGCGTCATACGGCACTCGCTCACTGGTCAGTGAGTATGAGTTAGGCACATGGCAAAATGTTCGCTTTGTGGTCAGCCCTGAGTTGTTCCCTTACATCGCCGCTGGTGCAGCCACAGGCTCACTAGGCTTGAAAGGTACAACCAACATCGACATTTACCCAATGATCTTCTTGGCGAAAGATGCGGTTGCACAGGTCAAATTGCGTGGCGTTAATGCCATCGACCCGATCTATCTGCCACCCGGTCAAAAAGACAAGAATGACCCTGGTGGTCAACGTGGCTATATCGGTGCGAAATTTTGGCACGCTTGCGAAATTTTGAACCAAGGCTGGATTGCCGTTGCTGAAGTTGGCGTGACATTACTGAGCTAAAACTTAGTTTTTAATGTTGTAAATGTTGTATTTTTAATGTTGTAAGTACATACAACATTTACACATAAACCCAATCAACATAGGAAATTTTATGGCCGAAAAAATTAGCTCTCGGACTTCATTAGGTATGCAGCAAACTCATGAGATTCGTGAATTGCGGATTTTACTTAATGCAGCACAAACAGACCTCGCAGCCCTTCGCGCAGCTATCATTGGCGTTAATGCCAAGCTGGATGCCGATGCCGGTGTGACTGACGTAAACTACGGCTCGTTGTGGAACCCCGCAGCGTTGACGTTCATTAAATAAGGAAAAAAGATGTTAGAACAATCACATAATGCGTTAAACGCAAACTTCCTGAACGCCACTATGTCTTTGGCAAACGCAACCGCTACAGTAACTTGCGGTGTGTCTGACGGACAGGTGACAGTCAATGGCGTTTTCGTAACAACCGCTTTGGCAGCTTCAGCAACCGCTTTGGCTTTCGTGTCACCGACTGATGGCACAACTGCAATCGCAACGGCTTCAGTGCCAAACTTGGGTATTCTCCAAGGTGCGATTTTAGTATGTTGCTTGAACGCCGCTGGCGTACGTAAAGACTTGCTTGGCCCATACACAAACTTGGACGCAGCAGGTAACTTGCAGGGCGTTTTGAAGTTCCCATCAATCCCTGACTCCTTGACTCCGATTTCATATCACACAATCAAGAACGTAACTAACCTGTTCGTTTGGGGAACTACCAACTGGAACGCTTCCGGTGTTACAGCAACGAACTACAATGTTTCAACTATGCCAAGACGACCATTAACAGCGTTCTAAGCTAACTGAAAATAACGTAGGTTAAAGACTCGCGCCCTTAAAAAAGGCGCGGGGATTTTTAGGAAAAATATCATGAGCAAAACTCATACAACATCATCAAGAACCATTGCCAAAGAAATAGGGCAAGCTCATTCTGATGTAAAAAAAATAATTGTTAATCGGCTTAAAGCCAAAGAAATTCTCCCTGAAGATGCGTATGAAAACGAGTACGAATATGCTTACGGGAAAGGCATGAAGAAAGCAGTTGAGTTTCTTCTTACTGAAAAAGGATATGCAGTAATCAAAGAAATGTACCTCCATAAATACCTAAAACCACCAACGAGTAAACCCATAATGCAAAAAACAAAACTCGATACCAATGAAATGCAGGTTGGACAAGCGCAATCTTTCGACCTTCCGAACACAGGTCATATTGATCGTGAAAATTTCCGTGATGAGTTCGCTACAGTCGATACCCCGAATTGGAAGGATACTGCCAAAAGTGCAGCCTTTATGGAAGAGCCTGTACACATCATTATCTCGGACACTGAAGTTGCCAATGCAGAGCAGGTTATCCAGCTTGCCGTTCAAGGTAAAAATCAGTTTGTTTTCCGTGGTGCGCCCATCTGGATTAAACGCAAATATCTGGAAGTGCTTGCCAGAGCAAGACCGGAAAGTATCTCAACCCAAGAGTTCACTGATACGTCAGGCAACCGGGCAACGCGCATATTGAAAACAATGGGCCTCAAGTATCCATTCAGAGTATTGGAAGATAAAAACCCAGACGGTTCCCGCTGGTTGGAAGCAATCCTCAAAGAACAGGCATAAACCATGACGTTTTTAGAGATTGCACAAAGAACCAGAACTGAGGCCGGGCTTGGCGGCTCAGGGCCATCGACTGTTGTTGGGCAGGTGGGTGAGTTAGGTCGTGTCGTTGGTTGGGTACAGGCAGCTTACACGGATATTCAAGACAAAAATGGTGACTGGCAATTTCTAAGAGGCGACTTTTCTTTCAACACAGCATCCGGTGGCTCAGGTAATTACTTGTCATCGTTAGTTACCAACTTTGCCGAATGGGAAAAAAAGAGTTTTCGCTGTTACTTGGTGAGTACCGGTGCAGTCGATGAGAAATGGCTGAAGTTCAGACCTTGGGATTCCTTCAGGGATTTGTATCTCATGGGAGCTAACCGGACAGTCGTTGGCAGACCCATTGAGTTCACCATTAAACCCGATCAGTCAATCCAGCTTTGGCCTATTCCTGACAACATTTACAACATTAATGGCGAGTTCTACAGAAGGGCTTACTCGTTTGCAGCAGACGTAGACGTGCCAGTGTTTCCACGCTTCCACATGGCGATTGTCTACAATGCGGTGATGAAATACGCAGCTTGGGCTAACAATCCCACCACATTCGCCTATGGTGAGCGTGAATATAATCGCCTATTAGCCAAGCTTGAGAACACGCAAAGGACAGAGATAGTTCTTGGCGGCACTATGACATAAGGAAAGGATAAGATGCCAAAGTTTGTTTTGCCAAGTGTAAAAGAAGAGAAGGAGTTTGTCGTTTTTACGGGCGGTCTTGATGTGGTAACGCCTCCCATATCAGTGCCACCGGGGAATGTTCGCCGTGGTTTTAACTTTGAAGAGGATATTAATGGAGGGTATCAGACGGTAACAGGCTATGAACGCTTTAATGGTTCAGCCGCACCCTCAACAGCCACTTATGTACTGCTACCTTACACAGTACTGGGTTCTATCGTTGTGGGTTCATCTATCCTTGGCAACACTTCAGCGGCGACCGGCACTGTCATCGCCATTGATACCGTCAACAAGAAGCTGGTTATCACCAAAACGACCGGCGTTTGGGTATCAGAGACAATCGTGGCTTTTGCGGCGACCGTAGTTGGGCCAGCCGTGGCCTCGGGTCTTGCCGGGGCAACTGATTCAGCTTACAAGGCTCTTGCCGCCAACGCTTATCGCACAGGCATTGCAGCCGTTCCCGGCATTGGTGGCGTTCTCGGTGTGTGGTACTACAAAAACGTGGTTTATGCTTTCCGCAACTTGCAAGCCGGTGGCGTGGGTATGTACAAGTCAACCTCGTCAGGGTGGACACTGATTTCACTAGGCTACGAAGTAACCTATTCAGTAGGTATAGGGGCGCAGCCGGTCGAGGGCGATACCATAACGCAGGGCGGCGTGACTGCCGTGGTCAAGCGCATTACCGTGGAGTCAGGCACTTGGGCAGGGGGCAACGCACAAGGCCGGTTTATCTTCAACACCATATCAGGAGGCCCGTTTGCGGTGGGCGCAACCACAGCAGGAGCCGTGTGCAGCATAGGCAACCAGACGACTACCACGATAGCCAATCAAAACGGTCGTTATGAGTTTATAAACGCAAGTTTTTCAGGTTCTACAGACAAGTTTCGCATGTATGGGTGCGATGGCAAAAACCGGGCTTTCGAGTTCGACGGTACGACTTTTGTGCCTATCAAAACCGGCATGGCAACTGATACGCCAACGCATATCATTGAGCATGGTCACATGCTGTTTTTGTCGTTCTTTGGTTCTGTGCAAAACTCGGCACTGGGCGACCCTTTGACTTGGACAGTTATCACCGGGGCTTCTGAAATTGCTTTGGCTGATGCAGTCACCGGCTTTTCCGAACAACCGGGTTCATCGACGCAGGGAGCCTTGGCTATTTTTTGCCGAAATTCAACCTATCTGCTTTATGGAACCAGCACAGCAAACTTCCAATTAATCCCACAAAACCCTGAACAGGGTGCGATTCCCTACACCATACAGAATGTGGGGCGACCCCATGTTTTTGATGATCGTGGTATTACCCGGTTAGAAACAACCCAAAATTTTGGTAACTTCATTGGTTCAACCATAAGCCAGCGAGTGCAGACTTGGCTATTGGGACGAAGAGGGATTGTCACTGACTCACATATAGCGCGAGATAAGTCACAGTACCGGATATTCTTTTCAGATGGTTCGGCAGCTTATTTCACCATAAATCAATCAGCGCAAACGCCCACCATATCAATGATGCCAATAGTGTTCCCGATACCTGTTAGCTGTTCAAGCTCACAAGAGACTTATGGCGGCGGTTCAGAGTTGATTTACTTTGGTTCAACCAATGGCTTTGTCTATCAGATGGAGCGTGGCACAAGTTTCGATGGTACTTCCATATCGGCTTACTTGGAACTGTTCTTTAACTCCCAAAAACGCTATCGCGTTTTAAAGAAGTTCCAGCATTTGACTTTCGAGTTAAGTGGTAGCGGCTACTGTGAATTTCAAACATCGTATTACGTCAACTTCGGTGACACTGTTAATTCAGCTCAACCCGATGTTGACACATGGAAACAAACATTAGGGAATCAAGCTTATTATGATGAGTTCGTTTGGGATGAGTTCACATGGGACGGTTCTAATCAATCTTATGTATCGGCTTCGACTCCCGCCGATGGTGAAAATATAGCCGTTAGGATTTTAAGCAACGGTGACGGTTTTGCGCCTGTTAAATTTTCAGGCGTATTTGTTGAGTACATACCCTTAAGGGCGCAAAGATAATGGCTAACGATTTTTTTAATGTAAGCGGCAATCCGCTTGATCATACAACGGGGGTATCCTCAGTCATTCGCGCTGAGTTCGCCGCCATCGCCGCAGGGTTCACAGCCCTGCAAGTAACACCTAATTTGGGCGCACCAACAGGGACAACAGCCGCACCGGGGGATTCCTCAACCAAGCTGGCGACCACGGCATTTGTCGCCGCCACAGCGTTCAGTTCAGCCTTGCCGGGGCAAACCAGCAACAGCGGTAAATACCTAACGACCAACGGCACCACAGCATCATGGGTTTTCATTGGCGGCGGTGCAACTTCACATTCTTCCGCAGTTGATGTAACGCTGACCGATGAGCTTACCCATATTCACCCTTGTAATTTTTCTGTAACCGATAAGTCAGTCATACTTCCCGATGCCACCACATTGACCGTTGGTTGCGCTTACACGTTTACGAAAACAGGCTTGTACGACTTTGCAGTTAGAGATTCTACTGGGAGGTATTTGACCAACGTAGCCATCCTTGAAACACACACACTAACCTTAAGTGATAAGAGTACCGCAGCAGGTGTTTGGATACACAATAGATCAGACATAGCAGGATTAAGCTCTGGCCCTGAGTACGCCATAAACGGGGTATCCTCAATCGTTCCATTTGTAATACCCGTATCATCGACTGTAGCCGTAGTTTTGTATTGTGGCGCGACAAACTTCATGAACGCAATCGTGGTTACAGCGACCGCTAACTCTGACGATCTTACTTATGGCGGGAATAATGTTGTAAACGCTATCAACCCATCGAACCAGCTTTTCGGCGTTGCCTTGAGTCCAACTAAATTACTGGTTACATTTCGGGGGGTGTCTGGCTTTGTAAATGCTGTTTGTCTAACCGTATCAGGCAACACAGTAACGGCTAATACCAACTATGTATTAAACGCCATAGTTTCTGCGCCCTTCTGGATATGTATGTTGTCATCCACGCAAGCGATTGTTACTTTTTACAATGCTACTTTCATTGCGTGTGTGGCTACTTTGAACGTGTCCGGGTTCGTAATAACAATAGGCACGACTTTAGTTATCGGAGCAGCGGCTTGCGGTAACATAATGATTTCTACTATATCAAGCACTACCGCAGTTGTAACTTATTCTGAGACTACTACAGGAAAGGTTCAGATAATCACAGTGTCGGGAACAACTTGCTCGGCTGGCTCGGCAGCAACATTTACTGTTACTGCCAATGGAAATCCCGGTGTATTATTCTTAGGCGGCAGTTCCTTTGTAGTAGCTTACAATAATGCGAATGTCTATTTAAACTTTTACACCTTCTCAGGAACCACCATATCAGCGGATAACACCAATAATCAAGTATCTTCTAATGGCGGGGTACTTGCACCTATTAATTTGGTTTTGCTTGATGCAGCTAGTCCTTGGGGAGTACGTTTTTTGGTAGGTTACAAAGATTCAGATGCAACTCTTGTGTCTGCAATAATCTGGTATCTGACTGGCTATGGTCTTCACACAGGGGATACCCATCATATTAGTTGGTCATCAGTATCCTCTCCCAACTTTGCCGCATTATCAGCTAATAAAGCAATTGCAGTTTACATAGCGTCAACTTTCGTGACAGCGTGCTTGGTTGAATATACAGCCGTGAGTAAATAATTATGAGCAACATTAAAATACTGGTTAGAAACTCTGACTCTATCGTTTTATTTCATGCAGACAACATGAGCATATCTGAAACTCAGGTTGAGTTTATTCGTAACGGTAAAGAACCCAAGCGAGTTATTTACAGAGAGCTTAACTCAAATACAGCAACCATTGTTGATGTGGACTCAATACCCGATGATTTCATCAATGGTATGTACACCTACATTAATGGCGTGTGGAATGTACCGGACAAAGTAAAATTTAAAGAGCTTTCAGACCCAAGCACTGATCTGCCAACGCAAGACGAATACATTATCGCCGCCCAAGCGTACTTAGATAATGAAGCAAAATCAAGGGGTTACGATGGTATTTTATCAGCGTGTTCGTATGATTCTTCGACCAGCCCACGTTTCAGTGCTGAGGCAAAATCTTGTATCCAGTTCAGGGATGACGTTTGGCTGAAGTGCTACAAACTTCTGGCTGACTTCCAAGCCGGTGCCATTGAACAACCCACAATGAAAAAGTTTTTAAAAAAACTTCCTTCAATCACTTGGCCCCAATAAGGAATCATCATGGCGACAGGATTATTAAACACAACATCGGTTATACCTAAACCAAATCTGACAGCCGACAGAACTATGTCATCAGCAGCCCAAGCGAATTATGAGGCTCAGTTACGGGCGAAAGCCTTGGCCCCGGCAACTTTAGCAACCGCCATTAAAACC